GCGGCGATTTGTGTGTCTGTGATACCTGCGCCGCCTGCGGCGGAACCAGTGCCAAAGGCTGCCGAGTGGTAAGACAATGCTGCGCCGATGGAGGCAGTGATCGTGGCTTGGTTAGTTCCGCTAAGAACCAGCGATCCGGTGAATTGCGTTACTGGAGCAGAAAAGGAGCCGTTTGAGCCGCTTATTAAAATTTTAGAAGTCATTGTCGTGTTAGCTTCGGCCACGAAAAGGCCGAAAGCGCCGCCGTTTGATGTGGCGGTTGTACTTGGTGTTGTATTGTCCATTTTCCAGCCAGCGTAAGCTGATTCGCCGGTTGCGTCTTTATTGGTGTCGCCAACAAGTCGTATGATTGTTACGGGAGCATTATTTCTCAGATATGCCTGGGCCGCGTATGCAGCGTAAGTTGGGGCTGTGTAGTTACCATCACGAAAAACATCACCGCCTTGTCCACCGGGAATTGGTTTGCCGAAGATTTCAACAAACTGCTCAAATGAGTTTACTTGAGTCGGTTTTAGGGCTGGGCCTCTTTCGAATCTACCGATGAGGGCAGGGCCGATATCTCCTGGTAGTCCAGGCATCTGAGATCTATCAATTTCGTTGATAAAAACTCCAGGTGAAATAAATTTAAATTTTCGTGAAGACATGAAATAATTCTCCTTACAGGTTTCTCAAAATCATATGTAATGTCTTAATAAATAGTTTTGTTTTCGTCAAAGTGCTTTATCAATCTCGGTAAAAGCCACTGGAAGGGTCAAAGTCTTGAATGTCCCCATTAATAACGCGCTCGCGAGGTATTTTGACCTTGACCGCGTTTTCTCTTTTGATTACTTTGGGGCGAATCTGATTATTGTTCTCGCCCATTAAATATCCTACGACATTAAAGTTGATTGTTGTGGTGTAGATGCGCTCGCTGTCTGCAAACGAAGCGACATTGTTTGTTTGGCCAAAAGCGGAGTCCATGAAAGATTCGTATCGGTGGCCATTGTTAGAAATAACGAACCCTTTAGAGTAGCCGCCAATTGTTACAAAGGGCGTGACCATCTCATTAATTTGCTGTATATAGTTGCTTTTTAGCGTAATGAGATATTTCATGTTGACCGTTGTTGGTCGAGGCAGATAATAGCTAACTAAAACAATTTCCTTGTTTTCTTTCTTATTTGGGAAATAAGCTTGTGGGCCGTTTGAGCCGCTTGGAGTGCGGTACACGCCGTCTATGTCTTTAATGTTGTTTGCTACTGCAAAATTGTTTGTTTTGTCGCGTACAATCTTCTTGTTGATCTGAATGTATCCGCCATGGATTGGATCAGTAAAAAGAGAGGAGGGGCCAACGAAAGCGCCAGCTTTTGCTCCAGGCTTTTCTAGGGCCGTTCTTTCTACGCTGATAAGCGGGAAACGCAAAGTACCGTCGTTATCGCGGGTGTCAACTGCTCTTTCTTCTTTCACTAAGAAGGCGCGTTCGGCTGTGGCGAACATCACAGGAACCTTTTTGAAGCCACTGTTTTGAGTTGCAAAGATATTGAGGCTCTCGTCTACAAACTTGAACATGGCCGTATCAATATTTTCCAGCGTTGAGGGTTCTATTTCAAGATTGCTCAACAACTCATCTGCGTTTTCTATGCCTGTATAATCATCACTTGCCATTGAATAGTCCCTCTCTTGCTTTAATACACTTGGCTTGGATCTCCACAAAGTGTTCTTCGTGGCCAAACATTGGGTTGAGTTCAGTTAAAGTTAAAATTTCGAAAAACGAGTCAGAATACTGAACGAAATCGCCTTCTCTGACGAAGACGTTCTGGTCCTCCGTTAATCGTCGTCGGTGGAAGTTGACTATAAGATTTGGTCGACGATCTACACCAAAGTTTGTAACTTCTGTGGTATAGCCGCCCCACTGTACCAGGGCATAAATACGAATTGGGTTTAAATATGTCTTTTCGATGGCCTCTCCATAAATCGGATGGAAGTCGGTATGAACGGTGCTAATGGGATAGTACATAATGGCTTGGCCGATGACTCGCTCAATAAGCTCATCATTGACCTGTTTTACTAGATCACGCTCTTTCTCTCCTAAAAATAGAGGAGGGGGCGGCTGATCTGGTTGCGACCATTTGTTTTTCTTGTCTGACATATCTCATATTACCCCGTATAAATCAAATTTGGAATCTTTACTTGAAGCTTGTTGACCGATTCAGCTATTTCAGCATCAGCAGCAGCAATCTTAGCGTATGTAAGCTCATCGAAGACCTTTTTAAGCTCTTCCCTAAGCTTATCTTGTTCTGTAGCCGCTTGTGTAAGCAGCGCTGGACCGTTTAAGGTTACAGCCGTGTTAGGAATCGGTATTGTAGTGAATTTAGACCTAATATTGCCCAGCATTTCTTTACAGAGAGCCAAACCGAATCTTCTAATCCACTGTTTTCCGATGGAATTGATCTTTTGATAAGGAATATTTTCGAATGGAAGCGTATTAATATTGTTAACGCCGTCTGTGCCCGTATTCATCCCATCATCTGCCCATGGAGTCTTAGAATCCACATAGAACTGAATCCAGAACTTCTTGGGACCAACAATGGTGATGTTTGGATAAATCCTTATCTTATTGTTTTTTACCTCGTATGAATAGTGGCTATTTCTTGTATAAATGGCATCCTCAAAGGCCATTGCCTGGGCTTTGTTTTCCCAAGTGGGAACAAGCTGAAATGTAGAACTGTCTGAGAACTGGCCATAGCTAGATAAGTTGCCCACTACGTTCAAGCCGCCATAATAACCATAAAATCTCCACATAGCCTGTGGAGTCTTGTAATAAACTTTAGTTATATTGATTCGGTTGTCTCCTACCTTGCCGTAATAAGGCAAACTGGAGGTATTGGCTGCCGAAGAGGAAACAATGGCTTGTAGGTCGTAATCTTGCTCTCCTTCGCGAACATCGAAACTTGCTGAATATATCTGTGTTGTCCCTCCGAAGCCTGCTTCTGTGGAAAGTCCATGAGCCATTCTTCTGGCGTAGGTAAACATATATTTTGGAAATTTTAATGCGATGTCGGAACCAGAGAGGTTTTGACCAGCGTGCATTTGCCCGTCTTCGTTGAACGAGCCAGTTTCTGCTCCAAAAAGGTCAGTTAAACTATTTTTGGCTTGGTGCAGGTTGAGAAGATAAGAATACTCCAGGCAGGACTCTTGATAAGCTGAATAGACCTGTTCTTTGGTAAGTTCAATGTCTAATACGTCACCGCCTAATTTTTTATAGGTATAGGCAACTTGATCCGACGCTCCTGACAAGAAATAACGATCTTCAGTATAAACCGAAAAGGGGAGGGCTGCATCTTCGGCTTCGCTTGGTAAACTCGCTGAAGGGAGTATTACAGCACTTGTTTCAGAAGCGGGTCTCAGTGTAGGTAAAGCCATATATTAAATCTCCTCTCAATAATTAGTCGAAAACAAAATCAAATGGCTTTTCAATATTATTTGGTTGATTTCTTTTTTGGTGCGCTGGCTGGTGCCGGTGCGGGCTTGCTCTCAACCTTTGGAGCGGCTGCTGGAGCGGCCTCTGTCTCAACCTTTGGGGCTGGTGCTGCCGGTGCTGCCTCTTTGGCATCTTGTCGGCGTTTCCATCGTTTGTAACTTTTTCCCATGATATAAAATCTCCTTGTTGTAAATAGTGTTTTAAACTCAAAATCTCAAAAAATGGGGTCGCATAATTTTTGGGCAATGTAGCTTTTTGGGGTTAAATAGTTATTTAGAAGAAGAAAATCAGGCTTTCGCTGCCTAGTTGATGCCTGATATTTCTGAAAGGATTAGTTGGGCACCGTCTTCAGCTTCAACGTGATGCTTCTTAACAGATATTTTGTCTGTTCCCAGATTTGGTAGCTTAAACATCACCTCAAGAAGCAGTGTTTCTAAAATAGAACGTAAGCCGCGTGCGCCGCATTCAAGTTTGATGGCTTTGTTTGCTATGGCTTTGAGAGAGGCTGGACTAAAGTCAATCTTAATATCATCTATTTTAAACAATTTTTGGTATTGTTTGATGATGGCGTCTTTAGGTGTCTTTAATATATCCACTAACATGTCTTCGCTAAGTTCGGTGAGTGTAGTGATTATTGGGATTCTACCGATAAGCTCTGGAATCAGACCAAAAGCTTCTAGATCAGTGGTTACAACTTTGGCTAGGACATCACCGACAGAAGGCTCCTCGTCCCTTGTTTTCACTTCTGCTCCGAACCCAAGAGTTTTAACGTTGCTTTGCTTTCTTTCTCTTTCGGAGATGATATCTGCTAACTCGACGAACGCGCCGCCGCAAATAAATAAAATATTCTTAGTATCGATGGGGGTGCCTTCTTTGCCCTTTACTTTGGGTGGGGCGTCTGCTACTGTGCCTTCGAGTATCTTTAAGAGCGCCTGTTGTACTCCTTCTCCGCTAACATCACGAGCAGTTCCTCCACGCGACACCTTTGAGGCAATCTTGTCCATTTCATCGATATATATAATGCCCTTTTGTGCTCGCTGAATACTGTTCCCTGCGGCGTCTAAGAGTCTAGCAAGTACAACTTCTACATCCTCTCCAATATAACCTGCCTCTGTAAGACTTGTGGCATCAACCGATGCGAAGGGGACTTCTAAGACTTTTGCAAGGGATTGGGCAAGTAAAGTTTT